GCCCCTCAGGTCCGCGCTACTCAGGTCCGCGCTACTCAGGTCCGCGCTACTCAGGTCCGCGCTACTCAGGTCCGCGCTACTCAGGTCCGCGCTACTCAGGTCCGCGCCATACAGGTTCGCGCCCCTCAGGTCCGCGCTACTCAGGTCCGCGCCATACAGGTTCGCGCCCCTCAGGTCCGCGCCCCTCAGGTCCGCGCCAAGCCAAATCGCGTTCTCTAGCGTCTTGATAAGCTTTTCGTTATCATCCGAGAAAAGCACGGCACCGGTAAATCTATTGAAGATTTTCATTTTTCGTTCCTTGGTTTAAAAGAGTCTCTCTACGTTGTATCCCAGCTCGGTTGTATACACAAGACGTTTGATACCGGCTTCTCGAATAGCAGCGGCACACATGTTGCAAGGCTTAGCTAGCCTAGTTCCTGTGAGCCTGCTTACTATGATGGTTGCGCCTTGAGGATCCGCCCAACACTTCGTGATAGCCCGCAGCTCAGCGTGAGCCCCCCAGCGGGGGGAGTTTGGGGAGAGGCTTATAACTGAGCCGGAGCGGACAATCACGGCCCCCATGGGGTGCTTAGGGTGCAAGGAACGGCAAGCTACCTTATTGGCCAAGCGTATCCAAGCTTGCATTACAGAGCCTTCCATCGGAGCTGGTCTACAATCTTCTCTATCAGAGAGGCGGGAACCACGGCCCCCGCTAGGTCAAAAATCTTTTTGGGAAGCTGGTGTTTTGAGGAATTAATCCGGGCTAGGAGCTTCTTACCCTGAGCCGGAGTCCAGGAGAACACCGATAAGACATAGGAGCCCAAGAGATACTCAATCTCGATACTATGAGCCCGGGAGCCTTGCGGGAGCAAGAGGGAAAACTTGTGGTTTCGCTTATCCATGTCCCTAAGCTATGCACCTCGTGTGCCAGCGTCTCGAGCCTCTAACTTCGCTAATGAAAGAGGTGGGTATCGGTGGGGTGACAATTTTGGGGAACAAAAATTGTCACTCTGGCCTAAAATTGTCACTCCTTGTCCTCTTAAGTGACCGTTTACTAATTAACGGACATTGGCCTCTGTTTCGCATAGTCCCTAGGCATGATCAAATGCAACGAAAAGTATCTAGACAACGATGATGAAATCCGTAAATGTGAAATGGAAGAGGGACACGAAGGCTGGTGCTGTACTAGCTACCCTACTCCTAAAACAGTAAAAAGATACTGTGATTTTTGTGATAACGAAGCTACTCACGAAGACGGGTCGCCCGATGATCGCTTTTACTGGTGTTGCCTACACGCTGGTTGGGATCACCCTTCGGAGGATTGCAAGGAAGAGAAATGAGCCCTTTAGCTTTTCTTAATAGTTGTTTTCTTAGTCAATACTGGGATCTTGAATCTCTTATAGACCCTTGGATTTACGACCTGCGGATAGGCGTAGCCCCTCCTTGGTGTCTGCATAAGATTCGGGCCCAAAGAAAGGCGAGGCTAGAGCGTGAAAAAGCCACCTCTGCCCGGTGAGGCCCCAGAGGGTAAAGTATGGTTTTGTACCCTTTGCGGCAAGCATTCTAAAAATCTTTATTTTCCCCAAGGCCCGTTTTCGGGATGCTGGGATTCCGGTTGTTCTCAAAACGCAGGATTAATCAATGAACCAGAATACTCGAGTAACGCTGAATCTAACGGAACGATTAAGGATGCTCTCGGAGCTGGGGAGGATCCGGCATCTGATTGACGACATTATCCAGATCTCCACCGAGAAGGTGTTAGACCTGTATTCGGTGCAAAATCTCTTGTGCGAGGTAGCCAGGGGATGTAATGATGCATCTAAGCTGGCTGCCTTTGCAGCCCTTGAAGGAAGGAAAAAGTAATGCGCAAGATTCTAGCGGGTATTCTACTTTTAACGGCGTGCGGTTCGGACCCCTATACGTGGGGGGACATGTCCGAGGATGTGGCGGATGCTTATTGTAAGGGCCTAGTTATGTGTGGCTTCGAGGTGGATTATCCCGTATGCTCGGAACATACTCGGTTCCATCTTTGTGAGACGGACCACACCTGTAACGTCTCACTTCCTGATGAGGCTCAGGATGTTGTCGAAGCCTGCCTAGCTAAGATGGTTACCTTAGACCCGGCTAGCGAAGATTGCTACTTGCTTGCGTTTTGGGGACAGGTACCGGAGGAGTGTGCAGCTGTGTGGGACTATCGCCCTGAGCCGGAGGAGTAAAGATGGCCACGGGTCTAGAGTCCCTCCAAGCGAGAACGGGCATTGCTGCGGTTCGTCCTACGGCCGTTTCTCTCGGAGAGGTTCGCCGGGCTGATACGGTTCAGAAGCTAATCAAGCTGCTGCCTCGGCCTATGTCAAAGAAGAATCGAAAGCTTATCGTATCCAAGCTCAAGACCTTCCAGGCCAAGATTTCAGCTGAGAAACTACTGGCTGCCGAATCCGCCAAGGATGAAAGCGCCGATAGTAAGATGCCAGAGAACGATCAGCCCGTAGATAACGTTTAGAGCAAAGACCGCTCTTCTAGCTCCCTTAAGCTCATACATTCTAGGAAGCCACAAGAGAATCAGCAAACCTACTAAAGACTTAACTCCTAGAAACCAACAGACCCCCTGATCGAGCAAATAGCTCATCAGGGGGTTTGCCTCTTGTGCCCAGCCTTTCGATACGAAATAGGCCGTAGCCCCCGCATCAATAGCATTGAGGAAGAACAGCAGTAGAGGCCCAAAGAATAGGACGAAGGGCCCCCACTTAGCTAGGGGCTTAGGGCCGTCGGTTCGCGGTATTTGATTTCGCATGCGGCTCCTTCACAAAACTTATCGTCTGTTTCGTGGCCGCCTGTTACAACGGTCCTCTTTAAGTTTGCCATAGCCGTTTCATATTCGTCTGCCGAGATCGGCTGGTAAGGGGCATGGCTATAGCCGTGGTCCGAATGAGGGAGGAAAGATACCGATTTCAATGATGTTTCGTAACATTCAAGTATGCTTCGGAGATCCTTAGCCTCTTCCGGTCTAAACTTGATCGTACAGCTAACCTGATTGTCGGCCCAATAGTGTTGCAAATCCGATGCCAGCTTGATTTGCTCCCACACGGATACTTCGGACTCAGCCTTAGAGAAGTTCTTTACTCGAACGGGGAAGTAGACAGCGACGGTGTTAGGTTCGTTAGGTGAGAGATCCACGCAACGAAATCCGCTCTGTCTGAAACCGTAAAGGTAATCCGAGCTTGCAGAGAATCGGATAACACGCCAGTAATATTCACTAATGGGCCAATGCATTCCTGGAGAAACCCCAGGCAATAGGGACACTGAGCCAGATGGTTTGATAGAAGTGACTTTGATAGAAGCCGAGACACCAAACCAGTTGGAATATCTGTCATCGAGGGTCCTGAGATACTTGTAGCCGGAGTCGCACCACTCCAAAAAGGCATGTCGGCCAAACTTAGCTAGGGCCTCGGTAACCCCCGACATGCTGCAACCGATACGGCGGTTTCGCTGGATAATCTCGTTTGTTTCTGGGTTGTGTGTCCTAACTAGAGTTACAGTCTTGGCATACAGGTAGGCATATTTGAGCGTTCGCTGATAGTCGTAAAACGAATCATGTAGGCTGGGGAAAGTTTCGACTAAACAGCAAAGTTCCCCATCTTCTAGAGATTGCTCTCCGCACGGGTTGCAGCCCTCCACGCGCCAATCATTCCAGTTAGCCGGATCTTTCATGCGGCCAAACTGGCGAGCGTTCTCACGCCAAAAATAACCAGGCTCCCCAGCTTTAGCCGTGTGATTGGCTAGCTCGGAGTAATCATCCCCAGCCTTTACAAAGACAGAGTTGTTACTAGCCCAGCCCCACTCGCGCATACGCGGGGAGCTGGGATCATCCTTAAGGCCGAGGAAAGTAGAATCTTTGGCATCCCCAATCACAATCTCCGCGCTACGGCGAACGTTGCCGGCCACTACACAACACCCAATTACATTGGCAATATCGGTAATTAGTTCGGCCGTTATCGAAATTCCGATATTTTTATCGAAAATTCGATTAAGCCTTTCCATCATCAGGGCTAGTGGTTCCGGCCCCTCGCTAACTCCCCCGAAGGTTTTAATCAAAGAGCCAGCTGGGCGCACTAGAGAGTAGTCAAAGATAGGTAAAGCCCACTTACCCGTATAGGCCATTAGGAGCACACACAAAGCGTTTACCCAGCCCTCCCGGCTGTCTTCTACTACGTGCGTACAAGGCTCCGAGCCGGGAGGCTGAATCGTTCTGGTACCCGCTCCCGCTACGTCTAGTCCCACTCCTACGCCTAGCATGCTCATATCCATGAGGAAGGCGAATGGACGGATAAACGATTTATCGCTTTTCCCGATATCCTTGGTGGACACGAAGGCGCAGTTATTAAGAGCAGCCCCTCCTAGTTTCTCAACGATCTGGGTTCCCATGGCCCATAGCCCTCGCCCTGGGGGGAGGAACTTAAAAGCGAACATGAGCTTATACATGTTCTTAGCGGAATAAACCGCTTTTTCTTCGTTCCAGGGACGGCCATTCGTGGCGCAGTGGTTACGCTGGATCTCGTAAACCCCTTCGATGACTCGGATGCAAGTAAGCCACCAATCCTCTTGGCCCTTGACGCCAAAGGTTTCGGCTAGCTTTTGAATACGCTCTGAGGACCCCCCGAGCGATCGGGAATATGTTCGGTTGTAAGTAATCTTACCGATGGGCCCCCACTCTGGCTCTTGATTTGCATATTGGATAATGAAATCATCGGGTAGTCTGAACACTGATCATCCTTTGCGAACGCAAAAATATCGGCGAGCTTTGGGAGCCTTGCTCAGCCGATTCTTTTGTTATATTGTACTACTTACGGTTAGTCAACCGAAAGTGGATCTGAGTTTGGGAAGCGCCCATGAAAAGACCACCTCGCTACGTGAGCCGGATCGGTTTGCGTAGCGAGTAGTTTTTAAAGGATAGGCTGGTTTGAATGGCATTATCTGAAGAGGAGGAGCTTGAACTATTACAGCTTCTCGAGCAAGAGGAAGCCAAAGAAACCTTGGTGCAATTCATGCAACGGGTTTCTCCGAGGCTTCCTCCCCCTGAGCATATTCGTAGAATCATCGAGGTAATTGAGCGGACTCGTTATCAAGAGGTTCGATGTACTATTTCACTCCCCCCGCGTCACGCAAAGACGACGACGGGCGTACACGGCCTAGCGTGGAAATGCGTAGATGAGCCTCACCTCAAAAATGCTTTCGTAAGCTATTCGGCATCGCTGGCACATTCTAAATCCCGCGAGATTAGGGCCAAGGCTGTTCTAGGAGGCATGAAGCTAGACCCCGCAGCCCGGAGCGTCTCGGAGTGGCAGAATACCTCGGGAGGGGGGCTAGTAGCCGTAGGCATCGGTGGATCAATCACCGGCAAAGGGGTAACCGGAGTAGCGTGGGTTGACGATCCTATTAAGAATCGAGAGGAAGCGGATTCCGAGACGATTCGTAATAAGGTTTGGACGGAATTTAATGATACGATTTTCACCCGGCTAGAACAAGGGGCAAGTTGCATCGTGGTTGCTACCCGCTGGCACCCGGACGATCTGATCGGCCGTCTGCACTCCAAAGAATACGAGCATGAAAAGTGGGAAAGTATTAATATCCCAGCAGTATCGGAAGGTAATGGATTACCGGCCGATGAGCGGATTCTAGGCCCCGACGGGGTTTCTCTTCGAGGCCAATTCCGCCCCGAGGCTAGAGCGTTATGGCCCTCACACTTTCCTATTGAGAAGCTGGATTCTATTCGTAGACAGATTGGCGAATATGGATGGTGGTCTCTCTATCAAGGTGTCCCAGTACCCAGAGGCTCCAACGTATTTAACTCCACGCCTAATCGTTTCCGGCTTTCGGATTTCAAGCTCGATGGCCATCGCCTAATCATAGCCGTGGACCCGGCCGCTACCGAAGGTACCCGAGCAGATTATTCGGTCATGTGCGTTATGGCAGCCAAGGGCTATGGCGAAAAGATGGAGTGTCATATCTTGGAGGTGGTCCGTATGCAAGCCACTATCCCTAGAGTAATCGACCGACTCAAAGATCTCCAGGCCAAATGGAAAGTACCCGTGGCGTGTGAGGCCGTGGGCGGTTTTAAAGCCATCCCAGACACTCTTAAGGAACTGGCTCCTACGGTAGTTCTTTGGCCTGTCCCTCTAAAGGGCGATAAGTTTGCAAGATCTCAACCATATGCCGCAGCGTGGAACGATGGTAGGGTGTTAGTGCCAACGGATGCGCCTTGGGCTAGTGATTGGATTGCCGAGCACGGAGGGTTTACCGGAGTGAAGGATAAGCACGATGATCAGGTAGACGCTGGAGCCCATGCCTTCACCGCGCTCGCGCGCATGAGCCTGACTCGGCGAGTCAGGGACTACACGTTTGCAGAGCCTCTATGACCCGAGAAGACCTGTACAAATATCATGAGCGAATCAGCCTAGATACCCCAAAAGAAGGTATCTGGTGTTGTTACTATTGTTTATCTACGTTCCGGGCTCAGGACGCTATCGACGAAGGCTCGGATTGCTGGCATTGCCCTAAGTGCCGGTTGGATACGGCTTGCAAATATAATCTTACGCTTATACAACTTAGCCAGATGAATAACTATTGGTTTTTGCACGGTAGAGAGTGGTTGAAGGATTCGGACGGAGAGCTTAGTGACGATCCTATGCGCCATGGCCCAACTCTCTGTTATGCTAAAGAGAAGCCGTGCTTTCGCTGTGATATTCTAAACGAGGTGGACGATGGCTGACGAAGCTCCTACCGATACCCCTTCTAGTGGTACGGTTCCTTACTCTGCTTTCAAAGAACGTCACCCGGATTACCATCTGGATTATTGGGATCGGTGTCGCGCCTTCTATAAGGGGGGACCGTCTCTATTAGAAGATTCGGCGCTTATGCAGCGAGTATTCCCGCAGCGTCGTAATGAGCATAACGGGATTTACGAAACCCGTAAGGCTATGGCGTTCTACACCAATTATGCTGGTGAGATCATAAACCACATGCTAGCGCTTCTCACCAGTCGGCCGCTTCGAGTAGCCTCGGAGACAGAGACGGATGAGTTTTATAAAGAGTTCTATGAAAACGTAGCGCCTCACGGTAAGCAACGTAAGTCCGTTCCGATGCTGATTCGGGATCTTATGCTAACGGCTATGCAGTGCCGAAGGGCTTGGGCGCTGGTAGAATTGCCCAAGCCAGAGGGGCAATACGCTTCTCAGGCTGAGCAGGAAGCGGCTGGCGAGCTGGAGGCTTGGGCCGTGGAGATTGCTCCCGAATCGGTAATTGATTGGAATTTTGATGAGTCTGGGGAACTTGAATGGGCCCTAGTCATGTTCAAAAAGCAGCCCCGCACGGGCTTACTTTCCTCACGCAAAGAAATCACCGAGTGTTACTACCTGTATACTCGCGGGGCTTGGGCCGAGTGGCGCATCAGTTATCAGGAAGGTAAGCCCCCTAAGGATACCGATCCGGTTAACATGGTCTCGAGCGGTCCGCTTTCTATTCCTCGGGTTCCTTTGGTTTGCCTAGAGCTTCCCGAAGGGCTCTGGGTCATGAGCAAGCTTGAGAGCATTTGCCGAGAGCACTTTAACAAGCGCAATGCTCTTGCATGGGCTGAGTATAAGACCCTCCTTCCCATCCTCTACGAGTTTGTAGATCCGGGTCAGATGCCGATGCTCTCGGGGCCTGGTGGTAGCGAGGATCGGGCTATCAATCAGACTCGAAGCGTTGGGCATGTTCAGGAACGTCAAGCCTCGGCTGGAGGAGGAGATCGCGTAGAGTGGATCTCCCCTCCCGATGCTCCTTTTGCTCACGCTCTGAAGTCTTGCGATTCCCTTCGAGACGAAATGCATCGTGTGGTTCATGAAATGGCTCTCTCGGCCGATAATAGCGGAAAGATGCTGGTTCGAAGCGGAGAAAGCAAAAAGCAAGACTCCGCATCGCTTGCGGTTGTGCTCGAGGCTCTTGGGGAGATTTGCCGAGAGTTTATCGTTCGGCTGTACTACATGATTGGGGAGATTCGCCAAGATTCCGAAAGCGTTTGGACTTCTAGTGGCATGGATGATTTCGATACCATGTCATCTACGGACGTTTTGAATGAGGAGGCTATCCTAGATACTGCCGTTCAGATTCCAAGCCCTACTTTCAAAACTATTCGCAAGATGATCTTGGTTAAGAAGCTCCTAGGAGATTCAATCAGTGAAGAAGACTTGGCCAAAATTGAGTCTGAAATCAAGCTCCACAATTCGGTTGAATCAGAGCAAGCAAAGCAAGAGGACAATAAGCTTAACCGAGCCGAAGCCGAGGCCACGGCTAACGGTGAATATGCGGACCCCAATCAGGAAGGCCCCGCTAAAGATTAACCGTGCGGCTGTCCCCTCGACAACTCCGAATCCAAAAGATTCTGGAGATAACCTCGCAAGAGATCGCTCAGCTAGGGATCGCCGAGAGAAGGCCCCTATTAGACGCTCTCCGGGTGGCCGAGGTAGAGCTGGCCGCAGGTCTTAAGGGCTGGCTCAATCGCGTAGCGGATCCCACCGCGCGATTTACTCCGGCTCAGATGGCCGGAGTATTTGCTAACGTAAGAGACGCGATTTCCCAGATTGAGAAGTTAAACGGCCCGGCTAGGGATTCGTTATCGAGGGCTCGAAGGTCTAGCTTCAATATGGCTAGGGCCCATGTCTCTTATCAATTCGAGCACTTCTCTCAAATCTTCGATGGGGAGTTTCGGCCTATCAATATTCGAGTGGCCTCAAACGTCTTGCAAGGGGACCGGCTGCTTATCCGAAAGCACGCCAGCTCAGCGGCCCGGTACTCCGAAACCGCCAAGGAACATATCCAAAGGCAGATCGGCGTGGGCATTATCAAAGGCGAGTCTATTGAGCAAATGACTTCTAGGCTCATGGGCTTAGGGCCAACTCTAGACGCGGCTAAAGAGATCACGTCCGAAGGCGTGGCTAGGGGCTTACTGAGTCTGCCCCGGGCTCAGGCCAACCGGCTAGTTCGGACCGAGGTTATCAGCGCCTATAATCAATATCATATAGAGACGATGAAAGACCTATCGGCTCAGATTAATGAGCCGGTCTTCAAGCGCTGGGACTCGTCGCTAGACGCTCGCGGTTGCGATGAGTGTCGGGGATTGGACGGAGAGATCCAGCCCGAAGGCGAAAAGTTTTCAAATGGTATAGAAATGCCTCCGGCCCACCCTAATTGCCGGTGTACCGTGGTCCCTTGGATGGAGTCTTGGGGCAAGATGGAAGGCCAAGACAAAGGGACCGGATCAATTGACGCGCCCAAGGAAGAACCCGGGCTATAACACAGGCTCACGCCCCATGTTGGGGCTGTACGCATAAACGCGAAAGGACAGTGTATGCCAGACGACAATCAGAGTGGTAACGGCGAAGGTAATCAGACTGCTATCAACGATGAGATTAAGGACTTCGTAATCAAGGCAGTTAATGGCGCAGTTAGTACACATCTAACTCGGGCTCTTAGCAAGCGAGATGAGGCTCTCAAGACTGAGCTTCAGACTATGTTTGCTCAGCTCAAGCCCGCTGCTGAGACTACGCCCCCCGCCAAGGATACTTCGGCCGATACCGATGCTTTGAAGGGCATTCACGCCAAGTATGAAAAGCAGATCGCAGAACTTAAGGAAGCGGCCGACCGTGAGCGAGGCCAGCGAGAGCAGGAGTTCAAAAAGCGCATGTCTGGCGAGGAACGCGAGTCTCTCAAGAGCTACCTTGCTGAGCACGGTGTACCCCCGGCCCTCGTTCCGGCTGCGGTTGCTTACCTACACACCGAGCTAAAGCGGGTTGCTCGAGATGATGATGGTAATATCCAATACGTTTCCCAGGAGAAGGGTCCTACCGGAAGCTATGAGGATCGCGTACCTCTCAAGGATGGCGTTGAGCGCTTCCTCAAGAGCGATGAGGGTAAGCATTTCCTCCCCGCTAAGCCTGTTGCGGGGGCCGGGAACCGTGGAGGCAGTCCGGGGAGTAAGTCAAATCAGCCCCAGTCTACCGAGGGCATGATTCTAGACTTCCTTAACGGCGCACTAAATCAGTAATCTTTTCACCCCCCTAGGCGTGCCCTAGGTTCCTAGGTCTATATGGCCTAGGCTTTGCCCACTCTCTCGGCCGGGAGAGTGGGCGCTTTCTTTTGTAATGTTTGACACCAATTAAGCGGTTTGTTAGATTTATCGTTGACAACGCCGATTTCTTTTGATCGGACGCACGCCAGCCAGCGTTACGGCAAGCATAAGATCAAATCGCTCTAACGAGGGAAATCTACAATGTCAACTGTTACTAAGGCTCTTGTGGCTCCGGCCCTTGGCGTGCGCTTTGATGAGGCGCTTGCCAATCAGATTAATCGCTCCTGTCCTCTTCTCCAGACTCTCATGGTTCGGCCTGCCTATGGCCAGAATATCTCTTGGACCGCTCGCTTTGGTTCGGCAGTCGGCGCGGCTACTGCGGATGGTGCGGACGTTACGACTTTCAATAACGACACCAAGCTACCCGCCGTTCTTCAGTTTGGC